GATTATCCCGGTGGCGACGGCGTTCCATTGTTCTCGGCTTCACACCCATTGGTTTCTGGTGGCACGAACTCGAACATCCCAAGCACTCCTGCTGATTTGAACGAAACGTCGCTTGAAGCGGCTGTAATTCAGATTGCAGCGTGGACGGATGAACGTGGCCTGCTCATCGCGGCTAAACCGCGTAAGCTCATCGTACCGCCAAGCCTGATGTTTGTTGCTACTCGCTTGCTCGAAACCGAACTTCGCGTTTCGACTGCAGACAACGACATCAACGCAATCAAGTCGAACGGCTCTATCCCAGAAGGTTACGCCGTAAACCACTTCTTGACCGACACTGACGCGTGGTTCTTGACCACCGACGTGCCAAACGGTCTGAAGCACTTTGTTCGTACGCCAATGGCGACGGGCATGGACGGTGACTTCGATACTGGTAACGTACGTTACAAGGCTCGTGAGCGTTATTCGTTCGGCTGGTCAGACCCTCTGGGTATGTACGGCAGCGAAGGCGCAGCCTAATAGTTTCCCCGAGAGCGTAGCTCAAGGGAACGGGGGGAAGGGAGGAGAGAAATCTCTTCCCTTCTTTTTTGTTTGTGGTATATCTACGCTACTAGGGAACATTATTCGTACCGACCGGCCCAGCGGACTTAGTAGAGACGGTACGGACGAGTGCTACTACACAGGAGATAAATCATGGCTAATACCACATTTAACGGTCCAGTTCGTTCTGAGAACGGCTTCCAAACAATTTCAATCAATGCCACAACTGGCGCGGTAACTGTTACCGGTACCATCGGTGCAGCAATCACTGCAACCAGCACGGTCACTGCTCTTAGCGGTTCGGCTCTCACAGCTGGCGGCGCTGCTGCTTTCATCGGCACCAACACTGCTGCTGGCATGGGTGTCTACTTCGGTTCAGGCGTCCCTACCGTGGCTGCTGCGCAGGGTTCGCTCTACCTTCGTAGCGATGGTAACTCGACTTCGACTCGTGCGTACATCAACACCAACGGCACGACCGGCTGGGCTGCTATTACAACTGCATCGTAATCGGTAACAACCTCTAAGAAGGAGAATACTGATGGGTATGCAATATGATGTCAAGAACGTACACCGGAATACTTCCGGGTCGCTGGTGGGTTACCGCACACGTGTTAAGGGTATGGTGATTACTTCTACTGGTGCCGGGGCTGGTTCTGTCCTCCTTAAAGATGGCGGCTCTAGCGGCACAACACAGATTGAAGTCGATGTACCTGCTACTGCGGCATTTCACACTGTGTATATCCCCGGCGAAGGTGTACTGTTCGAAACCAACGTCTATGCTGCGTTGACGAACTGCTACGTCTCTGTCTTTTACGGGTGATATATGCAGCAGGAACAAAGCTACGACTTAGCTGGTAAGAGCGTCTTCATCGCTCTTCCAGCGTACGACTTCAAGGTCTCCTTGAAGCTAGCTGTTTCTCTTGCACGTTTTGCTCAGCAGGCTGCGGCACACGGAATTGAACTTCACATCGGCAGCATATGCGGGTGTTCGGTTGTTTCTCGTGCGCGCAACCTGCTGGCGCAAGACCTGCTTGAGTCTAAGTGCGACTACCTTATGTTTATCGACTCGGACATTAACTTCGAGCCAGAAGATGTATTCCGCCTCATGGCGTGGGGTACAGACCCTAAGAAGGGTATTGTAGCTGCGGTGCCCCGTACGCGCAGCGAAACCAAAAACTATATTGCTACTCTCGACCACGACGAGAACAACCAGCTCACCATGAACCAGATGGGTCTAGTCCGCGCAAAGCGCGTAGCGACAGCCTTTATGCTCGTGCGTCGTGAAGTGTTTGAGCAGATGTCAGAAGCTCACCCAGAGTGGAGCTACTACGACACGCGGTCCGACCGCATGCTAAACGCCATGTTCGACTTCCTCGTCACCGACGAAGGTTACATCGGAGAAGATTTCCTCTTCTGCGACCGTGCACGGGAACTTGGTTTTGAAGTGTGGGTAGACCCCACAATCACACTGGGCCACATGGGCGTACAGGAATATATCGGCAATTACGGCGATGATATTCTTTACCCAATGGTTGTCCCCGCACAGAAGGATGCAGCGTAATGAGTAAATTCGGAGATATTCTAAAAGCGGGCGCTATGGGCGGACTTGCGGGCGCGGCCATGAAGGCTGGCAAAGTAGGTATCGGTGACATCGCTCGTATGGGTGGTCTAGGTGTAGCAGGTATGGCGTTAGCTAAGAAGAAGAAAAAAGGTGCAGCGGGTAAACCCGGTGGCGCTGAAGAAGTAGTAGCCATGGAAGCCGGTGAAGGTATGAAGCGCGGCGGCAAGGTCAAGAAGATGGCCAAGGGCGGCTCCGCCTCTCGTCGCGGCGATGGCTGCGCTACTCAAGGCAAAACACGCGGGAAGTTCGTGTAATGGCTAAGACACCCGCATGGCAACGCAAAGAAGGCAAAGCGAAGTCTGGCGGGCTGAACGCCAAGGGTCGTGCGTCTTACAACAAAGCCAATCCGGGTAAGCCCGGTCTCAAGGCACCGCAGCCTGAAGGTGGTCCACGCAAGAAGTCATTCTGTGCCCGGATGTCTGGGATGAAGAAGAAGCTGACCAGCAAGAAGACCGCGAATGACCCTAATAGCCGCATCAACAAAAGCCTCAGGGCTTGGAAGTGCTGACATGGAAATGATGCTCTGGAACATCGCATTGAGCGTCGTAGTGGCGGTTATGGGCTTCTTTCTTAGGGGAAAGATTGACGAGTTGGACCGTCTTGGCATCCTGCTCAACAAGACCCGCGAAGAAGTAGCGCGTGAACATGTCACTCGCGCTGAAGTTAACGTGATGGTTGATAGGCTCGGGGACCGGTTCGATAAGGCGTTTGAACGTCTCGAAGCCAAGGTCGATGAGATGAGGAAGGTATAGTTATGGCACGCAAGATGAAAAAGTTCTCAGCCGGTGGTGCACAAGGCCGCTACGAACGCCGCATGGCGGATATTGAAAAAGACCGTAAAATTGCCCTCGCCAAAGGTAAAAACGCAGATGTAGCTGAAGCGAAAGCCGCACAGCGTATCGCTGATGCCAAGGACGACCTAGCTAAGCGCACAGGCGCTGACCGCACTGCTACACGCGCAGCAGAGAAAGCCGCAGAAAGCAACCTGACAAAGACCCGTAAGTACGGCGCAGCAAAGTCGGTGACTGCTGAAGCTCCAGCGGCAACAACTAAAATCACAGACAGCTTGCCCACACCCAAGATGGACAGCTCTATTGGCGCAAGCAAGCCGAAGGCTAAAGCATCTGTACGGCGTCCAACGGCCCCTCCGCGCACAAATAAAGATGCAGCCCCACCTGCTTCGGACACAAAAACAAGTGCACCAAAAACAAACTTCCGCAATGTACGCGGTGGAAGCACCTCAGGCTCTCCGACTAAACCACTACCCGTCACTCCGTTTAATAGGCAGGCTTTTGTAGACCTGAAGGTTGCAGCGGAACGTGGCAAACCAGTTAATAGCCAGAACCCTAAACTAGCTAGGATGCGTGCTATAGCCGAAGCCCCCGGTGCTTCTAGGGCTGCTGTACAAGATTACAGGCGGGCAGTGGAGTCCGGCATGTACAAAGCCAAAGGTGGCTTAGTTAAAAAGGAAACTACCATGAATAAAAAACCAATGCCAATGAAGAAAAAGCCAATGCCGAAAGAACCAATCACTGGCGGTGCAAACACTGTGCCGTTGACCCCAGAGCGTAAAGAGTTTCTTAAGGAACTGGCAAAGCGCAACGCTAAGCCGGGTATGGCAAAGGGCGGTAAAGCAGCGACCAAGTTTGGCGCAGCGATGAAGAAGAAGTCGGCTGACACCAAGGGCCGTGCAATGATGAAGTTTGCCAAGGGCGGCTCCATCGACGGTTGCGCTGTTAAGGGCAAGACCAAGACTTCAATGGTCAAGATGAAAAAAGGCGGCTCCTGCTAATGCGTGCCTGTCGGGGTATGGGGGCTATGAACCCAGCTAAGATGCCCAAGGCCACAGGTATGGCTAAGGGCGGTGAGGCGAAACTCGACATATCAAAAGCTATTAAGAAGCCGGGTGCGTTGCGCTCGGCTCTTGGTGCTAAGAAGGGCAAGCCAATCCCAGCCGGTAAGCTTGCCAAGGCCGCTAAGGCTCCGGGTAAGCTAGGCCAACGTGCACGGTTTGCACAGTTGCTGAAGGGCTTTAAGAAGAAGTAATGGCACGGTCGGACGAACCTAAATGGAAGCGCATCGTTGCTAGCGTAAAGGCTGGCACGAAGGGTGGAAACGCAGGTCAATGGTCCGCCCGTAAAGCTCAGCTAGCCACGCAGCGGTATAAGAAGTCTGGCGGTGGCTACAGCGGCCCGAAGACAGAAGCTCAGAAATCCTTGTCGAAATGGACTAAGGAAGACTGGGGTACCAAGTCAGGTAAACCGTCTACGCAGGGGGCAAAAGCCACGGGCGAGCGCTACTTGCCTAAGAAAGCACGTGAGGCTTTGAGTTCGCAGGAATACTCTGCTACAAGTAAGGCGAAACGCGCAGGCATAAAAGCGGGCAAGCAGTTCGTTAAGCAGCCGAAAGCGATAGCGAAGAAGGCAGCGAAATTTAGGTAATGGGTAGTTTTGCATATATCCACTGTAAACCAGACGGCACCCCCTTCTATGTAGGGAAAGGTGCTTGGAGGCGCGTGCGGTATTTTGGAGAGCGCAACCCCCACCATAAAAACGTAGTAGCTAAACACGGTAAGGAAAACTTGTCGTATGGTGCTCTCGAGTGTTCAGACGATAAAACTGCCTACATGCTCGAACAAGGCCTTATTAAGTGCCTACGGCGCGCTGGTGTAGAGTTGGTTAATCGCACTGATGGTGGCGATGGTGGGCGTAACCCTACCCCCGAAACTAGGGCAAAGCTGTCGGAGGCAGCAAGGAAGCGCGGTGTGTCCGCAGCATGCCAAGAGGCCAAAGTTAAGGCTAAGAAGGGTAAACCTCTAACTGCGGAACACAAAGAACTACTCCGACAGCGGCAAACAGGTAGGGTGTTTACCGAAGAGCACCGTAGGAATATTAGTCTAAGTGCGAAAAAACGTGGAATGGATGCGGCTCGTGCTGGTTTAGCGGCAAAGCGCGCCAAGGAAAAAGGTATAAACGTATGACCACAAGCGGAACTAGTGCGTTTAATCTAAATCTTAATGATATTGTGGAAGAGAGTTTTGAGCGTTGTGGGGCTGAGCTTCGTACGGGTTATGACTTACGCACTGCGCGCCGCAGCCTCAACCTGCTCACTATTGAGTGGGCTAACCGTGGTATTAACCTGTGGACCATTGAGCAAGGCTCTATTCCGCTTGTTCAGGGGCAGATTGTTTATGACCTGCCTGTAGATACGATAGACCTACTTGAGCACGTTGTGCGCACCCAAACCGGGGAGCAGCAGACGGACATTACGATTAGCCGTATCAGTATCGACACATACTCGACAATTCCGAACAAGAACGCGCAGGGTCGGCCTATCCAAGTGTGGATTAACCGTCAGTCAGGTGCAGACTATCCGGTAGATGGCGTTGCAAACCCGCAGATAAATGTCTGGCCCGCACCGGACCAGAGCAATTTTTACACCTTTGTCTATTGGCGCTTGCGCCGTTTACAGGATGCTGGCGATGGCGTTACTACGCAGGATATACCGTTTAGGTTCCTCCCTTGTCTGGTGGCTGGTCTCGCGTATCACCTATCCTTAAAGGTTCCCGGCGCGCTTGAGCGCAGCCCGATGCTAAAGGCTGAATACGAAGAACTCTGGCAGCAGGCTGCTGATGAGGACCGCGAGAAAGCGCCGTTGCGTATCGCACCTCGTCAGTATTTCCGGTGACGTGTGCCTAATCGGTTCGCTTCCGGTAAATGGGCAATCGCCCAATGCGACCGCTGTAACTTTCGCTACAAGCTTAAGGAGCTCAAGCGGCTCGTCATTAAGACCAAGAACGTCAACATTCTCGTGTGCCCCACATGCTGGGAACCGGACCAGCCGCAGCTTCAGTTGGGTATGTACCCAGTGGATGACCCACAGGCGCTACGCGACCCTCGCCCAGACAACAGCTATAACCAAGCAGGTCTGAACGTGAACAACAACCCAACTGACGGTAGCCGTGTAATCCAGTGGGGGTGGGCCCCGGTAGGGCTAAATAATCCTTTGGGTTTATTTGGGCTTCCAAATACGCTATTAGGCAATGGTCAAGTAGGGACCGTAACGATTGAGACGGAGAATTAGTGATGGATAAGAAAGATTTGAAGCAGGACAAGGCTACCGCAGCGAAGGCCGTGCACAAGCACGAGCGCGCAATGCACAAGGGTAAGCCTCTGACTAAGATGGCTAAGGGCGGCAAAACCAATGCGCAGATGAAGGCGCTGGGTCGTAATCTTGCCAAAGTCGCCAACCAGAAGTCATCTTCGCGGGGTAAATGATATGGACTACAAACCAAAGACGGTGCCGATTGTGAAGAACAATTCGGGCTACCCAAACAACGTAGCTAACACTCAGACTGTGAAGACTCGCGGTACAGGTGCAGCGACTAAGGGCACGCATAGCAGCAAGAAGTTGGGCTAATGAATTACGCTGAACTGTTCGAGACAATCAAAGGGTACGTCGAAAACGACTTTCCCAACACTTCGTGGACCGGCTCTGACGGCACCACTCCGGTGACTTTGACGTCTACCGAGCAGATTAACACGTTCATCGAACAGGCTGAGCAGCGCATCTTTAACACGGTGCAGTTGCTTGACCTGCGTAAGAACGTGACGGGTAACATGACGTCAGGTAATAAATACCTGTCTGTACCTTCAGACTGGCTGGCTAACTTCTCCATGGCTGTCATCGACGCCACAGGGCGGTATGAGTATTTGCTCAACAAGGACGTCAGCTTTATCCGGCAGTCGTTTCCGAACCCAGACGAGGAAGGCATACCTACACACTACGCCTACTTTGACGAGAACTCGTACATCTTGGGGCCGACGCCGGACGCTAATTATTCCGTCGAACTGCACTACTTCTACTACCCGCCTTCGATTGTGACTGCTGGTACGTCGTGGTTGGGCGATAACTTCGATAGCGCATTGCTCTATGGCGCGCTCATTGAGGCGTACATCTTTATGAAGGGTGAGCAGGACATCAACGCTGAATATCAGAAGCGTTACACTGAAGCGATGGCACTACTCAAACAGCTTGGTGAAGGTAAAAATCGTCAAGATATGTACCGTAGTGGCCAAGCACGCTATCCGGTCGTGTAGGAGGTATAAATGTTCGACGCAGTTTCAGCAACTATTGGCAACGTCATGGTTATGACAACCGAAGGTCGTGGTTTCACGCCCGAGGAAGTTGCCGAGCGTGCGCTAGATAAGATTATCTACGTAGGTAGTGAAGCGCACCCAGCTATTCGTGACCAAGCTGAAGCCTTCAAAGACAGCATCCGTCAGGTGCTTGTGCACTATATGCACGAGGCCGTGCGGTCACATAACGTAACTCTGGTTAGCAAGTTCAAACGGGCGGGGTATCCAGAGCTTACCTCAATACTCGATACATAAGGAGGCCATGATATGCCGATAACCCAAGCAATGTGCACTAGTTTCAAAGCTGAGCTTATGCTCGCTGTACACGACTTTCGCGTAACAGGTGGCGACACCTTCAAGCTCGCGCTCTATACTTCGTCGGCTACAATCGACGCCAACACGACTGCGTATACTGCGTCTAACGAAGTCACCGGTACTAACTACACCGCTGGTGGTGGCACGCTGACGCGGCTTGGGGTCGTAACTTCGAACAATAACGCATCTACCGGCGTAGGTTTCACGGACTTTTCCGACCTGACTTTCGCAAATGCGACAATCACGGCACGTGGCGCGCTTATCTATAATAACACGCCTTCGGCTAACTCCAATGCTAACACTACGCTGACGAACGCTGCTGTGTGCGCGCTGGACTTTGGTTCGGACAAAACCTCGACAGACGGCGATTTCACCATCGTATTTCCTACAGCTACAAACACCACCGCAATCATTCGGATTGCGTAGTAGCTTAAGTCGGGAGTTACATCGTGCGGGTAAGTATTTTATTGCTGGCACTAGTGGCGCTTACAGGTTGTCAAGACCGCTACCGCTATGACTGCCAAGACCCTGAGAACTGGCAGGAGGAAATCTGCAAGAAGCCCAAGTGTATCGCTATGGGCTACTGCACTGAATGGTTAATAAATACCGGCGAAGAGCAAGAGCATGAAGCCCACTAAAGATTGGTCGCCAGAGGAACTGCTGCGGTTCATTGTCGGCATTGTGCTGTCGCTGACGCTGACGTTCATCGTTGCAACCGTGCTGTACTCGCTGGTGTTTGTATCGCAGCCGATGGAGGGCCAGTCCCCCAACGACGCTGAGTTTTTCAAGTTGATTAACCCGATAGCGACGTTCATTGTCGGGGCGTTGGCAGGACTTATGGCGGGGCAGGGCAGCGGCGCTATGCAAAAGAAGAAGGACGAAGAAGATGAGCTTCCTGAATAGTTTTGAGAGCAAGAGCGACGGCGTCAATGACACCGTTGAGTTTGTTGTGCGCGTGGCAATCGTCACGCTTTCTGCGGTTATACTTGTCGTCGTGCTGGCGCTTGTTGTCGGTATGTTTGTGCCTAATGACGTAGTGGATAGCACTGCCGTCCTTGAGATGATTAACCCTGCGTTCCAGACCATCATCGGTGCGTTTGTCGGTCTGCTGGGCGGTCTGAGCCTCAACGCCAATGCGCGTGACAAAGAACCGGAAGCGCCTGCACCAGAGCCAGAAGTCGCACCGGAGCCAGAAGCGCCCGCTCCTGCACCAGAGCCTATCTACGAGAACGCGATTGACCGCACACTTCCTACTGGTGTCGTTTATGCAGATGACGATGACGACGATGACATGGAGCCATGGGAGAAGTACCGTAACGACCTGCGCTATGACGCGAACGGCGACGGCGTGGTTGACGAAAACGACTTTCCTGACTGGCGGAGTGCTGGCAAATGAGCATGATAGAACTTCAGAAGAAGATTGGGGTAACCGCAGATGGCGCATTCGGTCCGGGTACACTTAAGGCGGCTGCGGCTTACTATAAGTTATCACCTGATCGGGCTGCGCATTTCTTTGCTCAAACGGCGCATGAGTCGGGCAACTTCAAGGCGTTCAGCGAGAACCTGAACTACGGTGCAAAGGGGCTGCGCGGTATCTTCGGCAAGTACTTCCCGACCGATGCGCTGGCCAAGGCTTATGAGCGCAAGCCTGCAAAAATTGCCAACCGGGTCTATGCAAACCGCATGGGTAATGGCGACGAAGCGTCCGGCGAAGGTTTCGCTTTCCGAGGCCGAGGGGCGCTCCAATTAACGGGCAAGTCGAATTTCAAAGCGTTCTCCGACTATATCGGTCGCCCAGACATCATGGATAACCCCGACATTGTCGCCACAGAACTCGCCTTTGAGAGCGCTTTGTGGTTCTTCGACAAGAACAAACTTTGGGGCATCTGCGACCAAGGCATCAACGACGCTGCAATCCTTGCACTGACAAAGCGTATTAATGGTGGTACACACGGCCTCGACGACCGTAAACTGAAGACCAAGAAATATGCTGCTTGGTTATAAGGAGAACGACGATGGACTGGAAAAGCACATTGAAGGGGGAAGCCGAGAAGGCACTCCTTAAGAAAGCCGCAGGTAAAATCTTGCCGATGGAAGACCCAAAGCCCGCGCTCGGTTGGAAAGCTAGACTGGCAGCTGCACTCGCTATTATAGGTACATTGGCTACTGTTCTATCGCAGTACCTTAGCGGGTAGCCATGGCAGGCGTCTCCGTAACAGTTACGGGCGTCTATGCTGAAACTTCTAACGGCTACGGTTGGGGGTGGGGTGTTTGGGGGCGTGGAGATTGGGGTTCATCAGTAGACCCCTGCACCTTCGTGCTCCAAACAAACGTATTTGTTACCGGAGTATCCGCCACAGGCGCTGTCGGTACAGTTACCACAACGGCCAAGGGTAATGTATTTCCTTCTGGTGTAGAAGGTGCGGGGCAAGTTGGCACCGTATCAGTGGTAGCCAACAGCTACATTCTTGCAACTGGTGTAGAAGCCGTAGGCGCTATCGGGACTGCGCAGGCTCGCGCATCTTCTAATGTCACTGCTATTGGGGTGTCTGCTACCGGTGATGTTGGCACGGCTTCTGTTGTTGCCAAAGCCGTAATTTCTCCCTCCGGCGTGGAGGGTGTGGGCCAAGTTAGCCCCGTAAAGGTTATGGGTGCTGGTGTCGTAATTGAGACCGGCGAAGAAGCCATAGCCTCTGTTGGCTCTGTCACAACCAACGCATCTGCTAATGCCACCCCCACTGGGGTAGCCGCTACCGGTGACATCGGCACAGTCGCAATTACGTCCAAGGGTACGGTCTTCTTGTCCGGGGTGGAAGGGTCCGCCACGCTCGGTAATGTCGTTATCCTTAACTCTATCCGAGTACCCATATTAGGGGTCAGCGCTACCGGCTCCATAGGCACAGCTACTACAGTAGCTGGTTGTAAAGTATTCCCTGTTGGTGTAGAAGCCACCGGAATAATTACAACCCCCTTGGTTTGGAGCCAGATTAATGATACCCAAACACCAGACTGGCAGGCTGTAAATGATGCGCAGGCGGGGGTATGGACGGCAGTGAACGACAATCAAACCCCGAACTGGCAAGCTGTAGACGATGCACAAGCGGATAGCTGGATGCAAATAGCTGATGGCAGTACAGTAGTTTGGACGCAAATACCGACGTAAGGAACAGAGATGCCTAGTACTTTTAGCCCCCTCAAAATCCAACTTATGGCCACTGGTGAGAATAACACCACGTGGGGTGACGTCACTAACTTAAACCTTGGGACCGCCTTAGAGGAAGCCATTGTAGGCTCGGCAGATGTGACGTTTGCTAGCGCAGATGTTACCCTTACTCTTACAGATACGAACGCTTCGCAGACAGCGCGTAATATGCGCTTGCGCTGCACCGGCACGACCGGTGGCTCTACTCGTAACCTTATCGTCCCTTCGATTGAAAAACCCTATATCGTGAAGAACGACTGCGCAGATAGCGTCGTCGTCAAGACCGCAGCAGGTACCGGTATTACCGTGCCCGCAGGCAAAACCATGTGGGTGTATACCGATGCCACTAACGTCGTAGACGCCACCACTCACCTCTCCTCGCTGACGCTTGGCACAGACCTTGCGGTCTCCGATGGCGGCACAGGTGCCTCGACATTCACTGCCAACGGCGTCATTTACGGCAACACCACATCCGCCCTTCTTGCAACTGCTGCGGGCACCACAGGCCAAGTTCTCGTCGGTAATACCGGCGGCGCTCCATCGTGGGCCACCCTCACTGGCATTGGCGTCACGTCGTTCAGCGCAGGCACCACTGGCCTTACACCTAACACAGCCACGACTGGCGCAATAACTCTTGCTGGCACGCTTGGCGTAGCTAATGGCGGCACAGGAACGGCCACTGCATTCACCGCTGGCTCGGTTGTCTTTGCAGGTGCGTCTGGCGTGTACTCGCAGGACAATGCTAACTTCTTCTGGGACGACACCAACAACCGGTTGGGGATTGGTACGGCTACACCGGGAGCTAGGCTGGATGTTGTTGGGGATTTTCGCACTACAGGCATAGCCACTCTCGGTATGAGTGCTACTACAACCATCGCAACGATTGGCGATAGCGGCACAACTAACACCCGCATTATTCAGTTTGGACGCGCATCTGCGGTAACGGATATTGTCAATATCCAAGGCATTAATGCTGGTGTCGGTGCTGCGGATATTTCTTTGCAAGCCTCTGGCGGCAACGTCGGGATTGGCACGAGTTCGCCGGGTGCGAAGCTAGATGTAAACGGCGAAGTTCGTATCTATCCAGCAAGTTCGCCTGCTCAGATGCGCTTCGGTGTAGGTGGCGCAGAAAAAGGTAAGTTGTCTGTTGATACCAGCAGCAATATGGCTTTTGAAACTGCTGGTTCAGAACGTATGCGTATCAACTCCAGCGGCAACGTCGGGATTGGTGTAACGCCTAGCACTTGGACTGACTACACTGCGCTTCAAGTTGGCGCTCTTGGCGGCGCGGCATTAGCGGGCACAGTAAACAACACCTTCCTTAGCTCAAACGCCTATTACAACTCTGGCTTCAAGTATGCGGCAACTGGCGCTGGGGCTACGTATTACCAACAGACTAGCTCTGAACATCGCTTCTTCAACGCACCATCCGGCACAGCAGGAAACGCTATCTCCTTCACACAGGCGATGACGCTTGATGCGAGTGGCAACTTGTTTGTTGGGGGGACGACCGGCAACGGTCGCATTACTGCTCGTGGTGCTGGAACTACAGGGTCAACTTATTCGTTTGAGGCGGCTACTTCTGGTGGGGCCACCCGTTTTATTGTTGCGGATAACGGCGAGTCCAGCTTCTATAATTCAAGTAGCGCCCTCAGCATGCGCATCGACAGCAGCGGTAACGTCGGGATTGGTACGGCTACACCTGATGTATTTGGTCGTTTTTACACTCGTTCGGTGGGCATCAATTCTTCCGGCACGTCGATGCTGCAAATCAACGGCACGACCTATGGTGGTATTGATTTAGGCTTTAACGGCACTCGCACGGCAACTATGCTTGCAGAAACGGGTGGCCTCTTTATCCAGACAGTCACTGCTGCGGCCATGTCTCTGGGCACAAACGGCTTAGAACGCATGCGGATTGACACCAGCGGCAACGTCGGGATTGGTACGAGTTCGCCAGCGGATAAGCTGACTGTTAACGGCTTCATCACGACCACGGCGGGCGCTTACTCTTCAACGAATGGTGGGAACGCGGTAAAGCTTGGTGCCGCTGGGCAGATGAACTTTGGTGCTGGCGGTAGCGACCTTATTCTTGCTACCAATGCAGGGAACATCAGGTTCGGCGACTGGAACACCAACACTGAACGCATGCGTATCGACAGCAGCGGCAACGTCGGGATTGGTACGAGTTCGCCGGGTGCGAAGCTGGATGTTAATGGCGGAAACGCGAACACAGAAGTTCGGTTCAACTACGCAGATAATACTCCGGGACGGACAGTCACGCTGCGCATGGCCAGCACATCCAACGCGTCATACACTGGCGCTGGTGCGTATATGCAAGCCATTCAGGGCGCTGGCGTCGATGTTTACAGCCTAGCCTTTGGGACCACTCAGGGCAGCACTTCCGCAACAGAACGTATGCGCATCGATAGCAGCGGCAACGTCGGGATTGGCACGGCGTCGCCGGGAGGCGGCGTTAATGACCGGTTGGTCACCGCGTCAGGAAGCAGCAGTGCCGCGTTTCAAGCCAATGGTGGGAGCGTAACCACTCAGTTCGGTTCTACTTCCGCAGGTTGGGGCTTGGTTAATGTAACCTCTAATAATCCGTTGCTGTTTTCCACCAACAATACAGAACGTATGCGCATTGACGGCAGCGGCAACGTCGGAATTGGTACGAGTTCGCCGACACAGCGTATCGATGTGGTTACGTCGGTTTCGGGTAATCTTGCTTCTTTCCGCACAACTGCTGGCGGTGGACAGGGCATCCTTCTCGGTGTTGATACAACCAACTCCCTAACCCAGTTTAAAAATAATACTGGCGGCGGTTACGGCATGGCGTTCTACTCTGGCGGTGGCTCGTCTGAGAGTATGCGCATCGACAACAACGGCAACTTGCTGGTGGGGACGACGACTGCTGGTGGCAAATTATGCCTACAGGTAGCGCCAACAGGAACTGGGATTGTTCAGCGTTGGGCAAGCAGTGGCGGAACGGCTGAATATTTTGAAGTAAACTCGGTTAATGTCGGCTCTATTACTACCACTACAACCGCCACAGCATACGTCACATCATCCGACGTTCGTCTAAAGCACGACATCATCGACGCCCCAGACGCGGCGAGCCTTATCGACGCACTTCAAGTCCGCAGCTTCAAGTGGAATGCCGATAACAGCGAACAACGCTACGGCTTCGTGGCCCAAGAACTTGTCACCGTTGCACCAGAGGCAGTAAGCCAGCCGGAAGACCCAGACGATATGATGGGTGTGGACTACTCAAAACTGGTTCCGATGCTGGTCAAGGAAATTCAATCGCTCCGCGCCCGCGTGGCACAACTAGAAGGAAACTAAGACATGCCTATCACAAACACATGGTCCGTAGTTCAGATGGACGCTTACCCAGAACTCGACGGCGAAACTGATGTGGTATTCACAGTGCACTGGACCTTAAATGGCACAGACGGCACATACAACGGCAGCGTATACGGCTCAGTCGGCGTCACGCTCGACGAAGGCGCGACATTCACACCATATGCTTCCCTCACTCAAGCGCAGGTCATTGGCTGGGTGCAAGACGCACTTGGCGAAGAGCAAGTTGCAAGCTATGAAGCTAATGTGGCGCAGCAGATAGAGAACCAAATCAATCCTCCTGTTGTCACACCCCCGTTACCATGGAGTGAATAATGGAAATTGAAATCAAGCTACACATCGAAGAAGTTAACGCTGTATTGCAGACACTCGGCGCATTGCCGACGTCTTCAGGTGCTTGGCCTCTCGTAGTGAAAATCAAGGAACAAGCGGAAGCTCAAGTGGCTACTCCGCAGGATGATGTAGAAGGGGGCTAAGTGTCCTTCATCAAGCTTCAATTTAAGCCGGGTGTTAACCGGGACCAGACCGACTATTCTAACGAAGGCGGCTGGAGGGAGTGTGATAAAATACGCTTCCGTTCCGGTTACCCGGAGAAGCTTGGCGGCTGGCTAAAATCCGCGCCTGACCCATTCATCGGCTATTGCAGGCAGATGTTAAACTGGGTTACTTCTTATTCTGACGACATGCTCGCAATGGGCACGAACGTAAAAGTTTACATAGAAATTGCGGGTAACTACTACGACATAACCCCGCTGCGCGATACAGCCCCGGTGCTAGACTCACCGGACACTGACAACTGCATAGACACCACTAGCGGCCAAGCTAAGGTCACAGTGGACTTAGGCGCAGTTGCTCACGGCGCGCAGACGGGGGATTATGTAACTATTTCGGGTGTTACAGGTTCCGGCTCACCTTCCAATATCGGTGGCATACCAATCACTCAGATTAACGGTAACTACCCGATTACCGTCGTAGACGCCTTCATATTTACCTACGACGTTAGCACAAGTGCTACGTCTACCGTGACTGGTTCGGGTGGTACAGCCATCGAGCTTGCGTTTGAACTTAGCCCCGGCTTTGCTATCAGCGTGCTTGGTTATGGCTGGGGTACAGCCACTTGGGGTCGTGGTACATGGGGCACTGGCTCTGCGTATCCGATAGCGCTGCAACAGCGCGACTGGTGGTTCGATAACTTTGATAACGACCTAGTGATGAACTACCGTAACGGTGAGGGCTACTGGTGGGCGCGTGGGACTACGGATGACCCGACAAACGCGCTTGGTACTCGTGCTATCAGCCTATCAGACTATGCCACTGCCGAAGGCTATACGGCGGCGTCGGTCCCTGTTAAGATTATGCAGTTGTTGGTATCGCAGCAGGACCGGCACTTAATCGCTTTCGGCGCTGTGCCCTTTGGCTCAGTAGACCCTGATGATTTTGACCCCATGCTTATACGCTGGGCTGACCAAGATACACCGGGCGACTGGACGCCCACACAGACTAATTCTGCAGGTGACCTACGCGTTTCTCGCGGCTCACGTATTGTACGCGCTCTGCCTACACGGCAGGAAATCCTAATATGGACAGACAGCCACCTCTACACATTGCAGTTTCTTGGCACGACTGACGTGTTTGGCTTGCAGGAATACGCAGATAATATTTCTATCATGTCGCCACGGGCGGTAGCTTCAGCGGCTAACACCACATACTGGATGGGGCAGGATAAGTTCTATGCCTACACCGGTCGCGTCGAGACACTGCCGTGCACCTTACGTAATCACGTATTCAATGACTTTAACATCCAGCAGGCTGAGCAGGTAGTATGCGGAACCAACGAGCAGTGGAACGAAATCTGGTGGTTCTACCCTACCTTAGATAGCGACTATAACAACGCCTATGTGGTCTACAACCACCTTGAGCGCATCTGGTATTATGGATATGTACCGCGCACAGCGTGGCTCGACACTGCTATACGCTACTACCCGCAAGCTGCAAACACGCCGAGCGATACAAGCAGTGGCTACCTATACTCCCATGAGCTTGGGGTAAATGACGATGACTTGCCTATGGACAGCTACATCCAGTCGTCTGACTTTGACCTTGATGACGGCGACCAGTTCATGCTCACTAGGCGTATAATACCTGACATAAGCTTTGATGGCTCGACCGCTGTGTCTCCAGAAGTTACGCTAACTGTTCGGCCACGCAACTTTCCCGGTAGTGCGTTCCGTGTAGACCCTGCGGATAGTCAACGCGTCATTGAGACTTCAGTAGGCGCTTATACAGACCAAGTGTTTGTCCGTGCCCGTGCACGTCAGATGGCGCTAAAAGTTGCTTCCGATGAACTTGGGGTACAGTGGCAGTTAGGTGCACCACGCCTAGACGCACGACCTGATGGTCGGAGATAGGTTATGGCTTTAGATAAGTTTAGGGCTGCGCCGCTACCCAACGCCCCGGCGGAATACGATGCCCAATATATGCGGCAGTTTATGCGCGTCATAGAAAACTACTTCTCTCAGCTAGACTCTCGCACACCGAACAATGCTGAAAAATATACTGCTGACTTTTTCTATGGTAGCGGCGTCCACCTGACTTTCCCCTACGGGCAGTTTCAGAGCCAGACCGACCAGACTGCTGCTGCAATCGACCAAGCTTACGCTGTTACCTACGACCAGTCGGACTTCTTGGATGGCGTCACACTGAGCAGTGGTTCGAGACTAACTGTGCCGACCGAAGGTGTATACACCGTTAACTACAGCATCCAGTTCAAAAACACGACCAATGCCGTGCAAGATATTGACATCTGGCTACGTAATAACGGTACCGATATCCCCGACACTAATAGCCGGTTTTCCATCGTAGCGCGCAAAGGTACTGGTAGTCCATCACACTTAATTGTCACGACACCCATCATGGTCGAACTAGCTGCGAACGACTATATCCAAGTCATGTGGCATGTTACTGACGTAGGGGTAAGCATAGAACACTTCCCAGCGGTTGCGTACTCTGCAGGTGTTACTCCCGCTATTCCTGCTACTCCGTCTGCTATTGTGCAGGTCGAGTTTATGTCAGAGGTCATGTGATGTGTAAGGGCTTTAGTTTTAAGCAGATTAGCGCTATACGTGTAATAGCAGAATAAGGAACATACACCATGGACATGCGCACCGTACCGCCGGTCATCAATTCAGCACCGAATGCTTCGGTAACAGGGGCGGCTCCGCAGCTTGGTGCTATGGTTCCCGGCACTACTGGCGGCATGCCTGCGGTTGGTGGTCTGTCTGTAACTCAGAACCCTATGGCTAAGCAGCTGCAGAGCTACGGTCGTGGTGACGACAAGATGCTTGTCCACATGACCCCCGGTGAAGTCAACGGTCTGCAGCAGCTAGCTATGGCACATGGCGGCTCCCTTACAATCAACCCACATACTGGCCTACCCGAAGCAGGCTGGCTCGGTAAACTTCTTCCAACACTTATCGGCTTCGGCCTTGCTGCTACTGGTGTCGGTGCCCCACTCGCTGCTGGTATGGTAGCCGCAGGACAGACTGCACTTACTGGAGATTTAAGCAAAGGTCTGATGGCTGGTCTCGGTGCCTTCGGTGGTGCTGGTCTTGCTGGCGCTGTTGGTGCTGGTGGTACGTTGCTCGGTGGAAACGCTGGCGGGTTGTTGGGTGAAAGTGCCGGAATGTTTGGGGCCAATATGGGTGCCGGTGCTGCTGTTGCGCCTACTGTTACTAGCGGAGTTACTGCTACGGCTCCTTCTATCGGTGCTACGGCTCCTTCTGCAGCTACTACTGGCGGAATACAAACAGTTACTGGAGCAGTAGCAGACCCCGCGCTATCAATTAACGCCCTTAGTCCGATAAGCTCCGCAACCGCCCCAACATCTGGTGGTTTGCTCTCCAAGTTCGGGCAAAGTGTAACTCAGGGGCTACCTGCTGGCACTCCCGGCATGATAACTAAAGCTGCGCCTATGGCGGCTGGTGCAGGTCTACTGGGTTCAGTATCGGACGCTATGCAGCCGAAGATGCCCACTTACAACGAAGAGGACGAGTACAAGTCCAACTACAATGGCCCGTATGTGCCCGGTAAGCGTGAGTTGTCTTTCCAATCTCCAGAGCAGATGCGGGCTTCTGGCGGCGCAGAACATAAGTACTTTACTCCATCTAACCCACCGCCTCGTTCAGTAAATGAGCTAACCCCCGAAGAGCGGGCCGAATATGGGTTTGCCGAGGGCGGTCTTGCATCACTGCCAGCCGCCAATGATTTCCAGTCTGCGGTGAACTATTTCAGTGCAAATAGTCCCGGTGCTATAACTGCGTCGATGCGGCCTGATTACGCTGGCCTTCCCCCCTCTGGGGCCGGGGAGATAATGAGCTTTAAACGTCCTTCCGCAAATCTAATCCCTAACCCAATAGCGGGTGGCGGTGGTGGCGGTAACGCTATTGGTGGTTTCGGGGGGTACGATGAAGCTTTCCTCACCGGCCTATACGACCGGTTTGGGCGTATGGAAGACAGCATAATTAACCCTGATTACAGTGCGCTTGATGACCGGTTTGGACGGCTTGAAAACCGCTTTGGTGAGCAGTTGGGGCAGATAGACTCAGGTATTGACGACCGGTTTAACCAGTACGACTCCCGGTTCAATATCATGCAGGACTCTATAACTCCGGCGCTTACCGGCATCAACGACCGCTTCGGGCAGCTTGAGAATAACTTCACTGACCAGTTCAACCAGCTGGACTCGGGGCTAAACAATCGGCTTGGGCAGGTTGAGACTAACTTTGCTGACCAATTTAATAGCATGGACTCAGGACTAAATGACCGGCTTAGCCAGATAGACTCACGGTTTAATACGCTGCCCACTACTGACTTGAGTGGGGTCTACGACCGGTTCGGGCAGCTGGAAAATAGGTTTGGTGAGCAGATAGGGCAGCTGGACTCTGAACTCGACAGCCAGCTCGGGCAGATAAACTCGCGCTTCGACAGCATCCCGTCCACCGACTTGAGCGGTGTTTACTCGCAGCTGGGCAACTTGGACTCGCGTCTAAGCAACATGCCAGCTACCGACTTGAGTGGGGTCTACGACCAGTTGGGGCAGATAAACTCACGCTTTGAAAGTATCCCATCCACTGACCTTAGTGGGGTCTACGACCAGTTGGGAAGCCTAGACTCACGTCTGAGCAACATGCCTGCACCTGCAGCTACGGACCTAAGCGGTGTCTACGACCGTCTTGGACAAATCGACTCACGCTTCAACAGCCTGCCCACACCTGCGGCTACCGACTTGAGCGGAGTTTACGACCGTCTTGGGCAAATCGACTCGCGCTTCAACAGCCTGCCTTCACCCGCAGCTACGGACCTGAGTGGGGTCTACGACCGGTTGGGGCAGATTGACTCGCGCTTCGATGCTATACCTACACCTGCATCCACTGACCTGAGTGGGGTATATGCCCAGTTGCAACAGCTACAGGACCAGCTTGCTGCGTCCCAGCAGGCACCTACTGACGTACCTAGTGGCATGCAGTCGTATGATAACTTCGGTGAATTTGCCCGTGGCGGTGAAGTAGACATGCGTAACGGCTCTTTTGTCGTCGATGCACGTACCGTATCGGAACTCGGTAATGGCAGCAGCAATGCAGGTATGGAGCTTCTGGCTCGCATGGGCGGACGCCCGCTGCAAGGACCCGGTGACGGAGTAAGCGACTCGATACGCGCACGTATCGGTGGCAAGCAGGAAGCACGTGTTGCCCGCGACGAAGTACTGTTCACACCAGAAGCGGTTAAACGCATAGGCGGTGGTAGCGATAAGCGCGGCACTGCCAAACTATACTCCCTGATGGATAAGGCCCATAAAGCACGCAAGAAAGCGAAGCGCGGCGAAGACACTAAAGTTCGGAAAGGTCTAGCATGAGCGAGGTTCGCGTATCTGCGGTGCCGAAAGAGCTTGTGCCCAATATATGGCCGCAGGTGGAGCAGTACGTGCGGGACGCCGTTGCGCATAGCCAAGGTAAATACGAAACCGAAGATGTGCTCGCTCTCGTGCTAGAATATGATTATCCGCTATGGATTGCTTTCGATGGTGATGATATAAAGGGTGCTGTAATAACTCGGTTTATAGACTACCCACGCAAGCGGTGCCTTTCCTTAGAGATGTGCGGTGGTAAGGAAAGCGCAGTGTGGAAAAAGCCTATGTTGGATATGCTCCGTAATTGGGCTAAGGACAATAAGTGTGACGCGATAGAGGCACATGGGCGCGTAGGTTGGGAACGGGTATTCCGGGACGAGGGGTATAAAGCAACCCTGCAGTCGTTTGAACTACCTTTGGATATACAGGAGTAAGTTATGGCTGGCGGTTCTAGCGCACCCACGAAACAAGAAGTAACTACTACTTCGAGCAACCTGCCCGAATACGCACGTCCGTATTTTGAAAGCCTCATGCAAGGCGCGCAAGGCGCGCTCAACACGCAGTATACACCGTATAACCAGCAACGCATCGCAGGCTACACTCCGGCTCAAGAGCAAATTCAGCAGAATGTGCTAAACATGGGTGCACCGAACCAGTATGGTACTGGCTCCGCACTTGCCTATCAAGCAGGGCTTGGTGCACTGCAGCAGAACTATAACCCGTCGCAGTTTAATGCGCAGCAGGTCAGTGGACCACAGCTTCAGCAGTACCAGATGGGTCCTGCCATGGGGGTAGCTGCTCAGCAGCAAAACGCGCCTATGATGGGCACTGCCCAGACCGGGTACAATCCGAACCTAAATGCGTTTCAGTTCGGCCCCACTCAGCAGGTATCGGCGCAGCAGGTTAGCTCTTCCGACATGCAGGGAGCGCAGACGGGGTACAACCCGAGCCTAAACGCGTTCCAGTTTGGCCCTACTCAGCAGGTATCAGCGCAGCAGGTTAGCGCGCCTACTATGCAGGGTGCTCAGACTTCTTTTGGCCAAGGCCCACTTGAACAGTTGCGTATGTCTGCTCCAGAGCAGTTCGGGCAGGCGCAAGCCGACCAGTATATGTCTCCCTATGTGCAAAGCGTAGTAGACACACAGAAGCGCGAAGCCATTACAGACGCGAAGAAGAGCCAGCTTGCCCAAGACCTTGGCGCTGCGCGTCAGGGCACCTATGGCGGTAGCCGTCAGCTACTTGCCGGTCTAGAGCGTGAGCGTAATCTGAGTACGCAGCTAGGTGATATCCAAGCACGTGGTTCGCAAGCGGCGTTTGAGAATGCGCAAGCTCAGTTTGAGCGTGACCGCGCAGCAGGCATGACCGCAGGTCAGACTAACTTGCAAGCAGCATTGGGTCAGCAGGAGTTGGGTCTCCAGACTGGCATGCAGGCGGCTCTGGCTAACTTGTCGAACGAGCAGCAGGCACGGGTCAACAACCAAGCAACGCAGTTCCAAGCACAGGGGATGAATGCTGATAGCGCGCTGCGCGCCGCACTTGCTAACCAAGGCGTAGATGTAACGCGGGCACAACAGAACCTACAGTCGCAGTTGGGTACTCAAGAGCTTGGCGCTAACATCGGTCTGCAGACGGCGATGCAGAACCTGTCGAACGAGCAGCAGGCGCGGGTCAATAACCAAGCGCAGCAGTTCCAAGCACAGGGGATGAACGCGGACAGCGCACTACGTGCTGCGCTTGCTAACCAAGGCGTAGACGTTACCCGTGCGCAGTCAAACCTGCAGTCACAACTAGGTACTCAGGAGCTTGGTGCTAATATCGGCATGCAGACTTCGTTGGCTAACTTGTCGGCAGCACAGCAGGCGAACGTGCAGAACCAAGCTGCTCAGTTGCAGACACAGGGGCTAAATGCTGAACAGGCGATGCGCGCAGCGCTGGCTAACCAGCAGGCTGGGTTGCAGGTAGGCTCACAGAACCTCGAAGCGCTGATGAATACGCAGCAGCTTGGCTCACAGAACTACATGCAGGCTATGCTCGCTAACCAGCAGCAAGGGCTTGAAGCGCAGCGTCTCGCAGAACAGTCGCGCCAGTTTGGTGCTTCTCAAGGTCTTGCCGGGTTACAGGCAGCAGGGCAGATGGGTCAGACCCTTGGCAACCTCGGTCAGTATCAGCAGCAGTCGGACCTCCAGCGTCTGCAAGCCCAAGCGGCGGCGGCGAGTGAGCAACGCGGTCTACAGCAGCAATACCTCGACCAAGCTTACGCAGACTTCCTGCGTCAGCGCGACTACCCAATGGAGACGCTGGGCCAATACAGCAACTTGCTTCGCGGCATACCTGTAGGCTTGAACTCGACCCAGACATCATACGCGCCGCCACCATCTATGGCTTCTCAAGTGCTAGGTACTGGTCTAGGTGCATTGGGTCTGTCTAGGACGCTCGGCGGTTAAGGAGATATAAGTTGGCTAAACCATTCAGCATCCAAGCGCCGGAAAATATTGCTAAGGAATATGCCGGTAATAAGCAGAAGATTGCGCAAGCTGCGCAAATGGGTATCGTTGACCCTACTGCAGCCGTGCTTGCAGGTATGTTTATTGACCGGATGCGTTCCGCACAGGTTATGGAAGGTGCGCAGCAGCCGACTGTAGCGCAGCAGGTTCTTGGTGGTGGGCAACCACAAGGCGCTCCACCTGCCCCACAACAGGGTATGGGTCCTCCACCCCAAGGTATGCCTATGCCGCCGCAAGGTATGGGCGCTCCGCCACAGATGCCTATGGCTCCGCCTCCTCAAGATATGGGCATGGCACCACCCCCACAGGGTATGGCCGCTGGCGGTCTATCTACTCTGCCTGTGCCTGACGCTATGTTTGATGAGCCTGACAACGGCAGTTATGCAGGTGGCGGTATGGTTGCGTTTGCTAGTGGCGGTAAGGGCGGCATGGCAAACCTCTATGACGACGTAGAGTACTGGGAAAGCGGTGGTAAGCAGGATGCCGTGAGCAGCGCAGGTGCGCGTGGCGTTATGCAACTTATGCCCGGCACTATGAAGGACCCCGGTTTTGGCGTGACGCCTATGCGGGACGATAGTGAAGCGGAGAACCGCCGTGCTGGTCGTGACTACCTTGATGCCATGTATCGCCGTTACGGCGATGAGGCTACTGCACTAGCTGCGTATAATTGGGGACCGGGTAACGTCGATAAGTGGCTGAAGAAGGGTGGTGACCCTAAGCAGCTACCCGCCGAAACGAAAAAATATATTGGCAATATCCTAGGTGGTAAAGCCACACCCAAAATGCCCGAACGTGATTTTGGGACCGCCGAAGGCCGTTCTAGTTCAGTCGCAGATGAATACCAAAACCTGATGCGTCAGTTTGGTCCTACGGAAAAACAGCGGGAAGTTGAAGCTAAGCGTCTGGCCCGCGCTGAAGAGATGGCGTCCGACGAGTATTACGAGGAGCAGCGTAAGGACTCTATGTACCAGACGTTAGCAGAAATAGGCTTCAACATGGCTAGCTCTAAGTCCCCGTATCTACTGCAAGCAGTGGGTGAAGCCGCTGCCGCAGCTATGCCGGGTGCACGTGCAGATAAGAAGGAGCGCAAGGCACTTAAGGACCGCGCTCTCGATATCATGGGTCAGATGAACGACAAGACCCGTAGGGAAAACCTAGAGATACTTGGTGTCGCTGTAGATATGTCTAATACTGGCCTAAAGGCATCGCAGTTCGAGCGTGAACTTACCAGCAGGGAAACCATCGCAAATAACGAACTAATTGCTAGGACGATTGCTGCTACGGCTAAAGAAGGTGTTAAACCAAATAGTTTTGAAGCCTTTGTCGAAACGTTCTACAACAAGAAAATAGCCGAAGGAGTTCCAGAAAACGAAGCTAGGCAGTTTGCGTTTGTTGCAGCAAAAATAGCTATGGAAAAGATAAAAACAAAATATGGTGGCACCGGTATGGAAGGTTCGCTAAACCTAGATGGAGAAACAGGCGGCAGTGCCGGTGAAAAAGACCCATTTGCAGATTTTGAAACAGTATCTGTTCGTAACTAGGAGTACCTAGGGTGCCCACATATGTAATTAAAGGCCCAGACGGCAGGGAATACACTGTTAACGCACCTAAGAATGCTACAGACCGCGATGCTAAAGCGTATATTGCCAGAGAGTATTACCAAGGTGGTAAGTCCAAGCAGGGTGCTAGCTCTATCGAGAAAATTCCGCTAGTCGGCGGGTTGATTGCGCCTGTTGCAGACATACCTTTGAGTGTAGCCGAAGGTTTAAGCGGTACAGTTAAGTCTATCTCAGATGTCTTCGGTGCTGATAATGCTGTGTCCGATGCAGCTGATTACGTGTCTAAAGCCGCCGCCGCCTTGAAATCTGCTGGGTCTCGTGAAGATTTAGAAATTGCCCGCAAAATCCAGAAGGACGCCGAAGGCAAAGGCGTGTGGGAAGAGGTAAAGGCTGCTGCTCGTGCGTTCACTTATGCGCCGTTGGAGAACGTTGCTAGTGTAGCAGGTTCAGCAATACCTTTTGTCGGGGCAGCTGTTGCTACTGGCGGTACCGGAGTTATACCTGCAGCTACTCTGGCCGGACTTGGTACGGCGTCAGGCGTAGGTACCATAAAAGGTGCAGTATACGACGCCGTCTACGAAGAGTTCGTAAAGAGCGGCGCGTCTGAGAAAGACGCCGAAGCCGCAGCTGAGCGGGCGCAGGAGTATGGCGGCAAGAATATGGACCAGATTGCGCTTGGTGGTGCATTTGGCGCGCTCGCTTCGGCTACTGGTTTTGCTCCACAGATTGCCCGTACCATAGGTGCAAACGCAGCTAAGAATGTTGCCGCTAAGGTGGCAGCGCGTGAAGCCGTAGAAGTCGGCGCAAGGCGCAGTGTACTAGGTGGAACCGCTAGGGGCGCGGCAGTGGAAGCTGTACCGGAAGCTGTACAAGGTGGGCAAGAGCAGTTGGCCGAGAACCTAGCGCTGCAGCGTGAAGGCTTCGATGTAGATACGTGGAAGGGCGTAGCTGGTCAGGCTGCGTCCGAAGGCATCGCGTCCCTATTCCTAGGTGGCTATGGTGGTGCGCGTGAAACGCGGCAGGAAAACCGCGAAGCACTTACGAAAGAGATTGCACAAGAGCTTGACGCCCTGCCAGTAGACGCAGACGATAAAGCTATATCTGAGGCAGAAGCTAGGTTCGTCAAGCGTGGATTTCCGCTGGAGAAAGCCAAGCAGGTCGTAGACACCATGGTGGCGCAGAAGGCCGCTATTGATAAGCAAGCTGCAGAACTTGAAAAAGCACGTACCGAACGGCTAGCGCAAGAAGATATTGATGTCGGCGAAGGCCCTGACATTTCCACATTGCCCCCGATGGACATCGAAGAAGAAGCCGTCGTGCAGCGCATGCGCGAGGCTGAAGCTGCTGGAGTCGAGCCTGCTAGCACCATACCAGACATAAATACTCAGATAGATGAGTACACTGCGTTTGTTGATAAGGGGCAGGTAGCACCGGCACCACTCGTAGAGAGCATAGCGCGTCAATACGTTGACGCCATGAAGACCACCGGCATCGACAAGGTTGTTGCACCCGAGCGCATGGCTGCGTTCTCGCAGTTTGTTGGTAACGAAGTTTCTACTATTGAGCCGTTGTTTGCTGAGCAGGCTGCACCAAAAGCAGAAGCTGCGCCACAGCGCCGTAAGCTATCTCCTATAGAGCAGTCTGCTATTGACCTTGTCTCTGCAGTTGATGCTGGTGGTGTACCTTTTAATACGCCTAGGATAAACGCGATTGCACGTGGTCTAGGGTTAGACATCAGTAAGAAGGATAAACCTGAATATACCATCGACCGCATACGTAATGCCGTTAGTCGGTTTGACTATACTCCCCCACCAAAAGCAGAAGCTGCACCTGCGCGTTCCGCTGCGCCCACTATTACGCCAGCATTTGCTGAGGCTACCCTGCAAAACGACGATGGCGTCCGTGCATTTGCTGACAAATACGGAATTGACGAAGCGGAAGCCGTTGACCGCCTAAACGCAGCAGCAGCTTCCCCCACGGGTATCAAATACTCGCGTAGGGGACGCCCACCCAGTGCCAGCACTGTGGAAGCTGCAGGTCAAGAAGGTCTGTTTGGTGCACTGCCTACACAGGAAGAAAACCGCCTCGACAAGTTCGAGGAAATCCAGCAGCGCAAGTTGGAGCAGGGTGCGCTCGCACCGGAGCAGCGTGAAGCCGAGCGTCAGGCACAGGCCGACGAGTTTGATAGGTTGCAGCAAGAGCGTGCAGCCAAGGACGAGCAGTACAAGGCCCAGTTCGTAAAGAACATTGAGGACGCCATACGTCGTGCTAACCCTGCTAACGAAGCGTATAGTGTGCAGGTTGATGAGACTAGCCCGAAGCCATATAGGGTTGTCGGTCCAGACGGCGAGGTGTTTGCAGCCGCAGATACCCTGAAGGACTTCGAAGAGCAGGCTATGGACCTCATGCCATACGTTGCTCCCGCTGCGGCTATACCAGATACGGACTCCGCAAAGCCCACTGTGGCTACGTCGATGGTGCAAGAGCTTACTGCAGAGATTGATGCTGCGCGTGAGCGTGGCGAGATAGACAACAACCAGCGTACAGAGCTTATCCGCCAGCTGGAGCGTCCCGCTGCGTACGACAAGTTCGGTCGCCCACAGGACAACATCGCCAAGGCTGAAGAAGAAGCACGGGCAGCAATGTCCAAGTTCCGCAACACCACAGGCGTTGAAGCCAAGGCAGCGGAAGCCGAGTTGGTGGTCGCCAACGAGAAGCTGGCTAAGCTCGTAAACAATCGCATGCTGAACCCGATACGGTCGCGGCTACGTTCCATGTCAGAGATGCGCAAGGACGAGCAGCTTGGTGCCAAGATACGTATTAAAGATGCGTTGCTGGAAGGTGACCAAAAGGAGCTACGCGACGCCAAAATCGACCTAGCTGAAAGCCGTGTGTCGAAGTACCGTAGGGGTGAAACGCAGCCGGGCCAAGCCAAGACCGACGTATCCAAAGTCCGTGCAGCAGTAGATGCTATCGTGTCGGTGTGGAAAGGTCCACCCGTAGTTGAAGTGGTACAGTCAGTTAACGACATAGCTGACGCTAAGATACGCCGGGCTGTGATGCAGGACAACGCCACTAATGCAGAAGGCTTCGTGGCTCCTGATGGCACAGTGTATCTGATTGCCGACAACCTTGAGTCCGTAGAGCGTGCTAAGGCGGTGCTGTTCCATGAAGCCCTTGGTCACGTTGGCCTTGAGAAGCTGTTCCGTGGCGAGCTAGACGGCGCTTTGACCGCGCTATACAAAAGCAACGGTAACATACGGACGCAAACCGATGCGTGGCTAGCTGCTAACCCAGAGGCGTATGCAAAAGACACTGACCGGGTCGCCCGTGCAGTAGAAGAAGTCCTAGCTGAAATGTCCGAGACCGGACAAATCCGGACAAATATGCTTAGCCGTATTGCGGCTATTATCCGTAACTTTGCACGTAAGCTGGGTATCAACCTAGCAATCAGCGATGCGGATGTAGAAGCTATACTGGCCGCAGGCCACGAGCGTGTCGTAAACGGCCCACAGGAAAGCACGCTGGTTAAGGGCATGCGGTATATCAGTGGGTGGGATACCACCACACCACGCGCTACAAAATACTCCCGGCCTAAGACCACCAAGAAAGACAAGGAAGCGCTGGAAGAAACCTCGGCCTCCATGAGCGATGGTCTGCGGCGTGCCAAAAAGTCTACGTCCACTAACGGCATAGCTGACGGTGTAGGGAAAGCTGTGAAGGGACGTTCGTTCAGCGCCTTCCTTAATGCGTTCAAGGATAACTCCGATGGCATGGGGCCACCTACGCTAAAGGCTATACTAAAGACTATACCAACGTCCGGCATCTTAAACTGGTTTGGTCCAGACCTGCCTACCATACGTGAGATTGACACGCTGGTGCAGAAAATGACTGCCATGAAGGCTAACATTATCAAAGCCTCTGAGGATATAGGCCGCGAGCTGGACGAGTTTCTTCTGGCCGACGAAGACAAAGTGCTGGCTACGACCATGAGCACTGCCCGTATAAACGAATATTCTCCAGACGAGTTTAAGTCTGCTGGTGAAGCGCTGGCTAACCACCCTGCGATGAAGGAAATCGAAGCCCGCATATTGAAGAACTCAAACGACAAGGCGCTAGCCGCCCGCATAATAGCCGAGATGAAGGCTCTGACTATGCAGGGTAAGGAAGTAGTGGGGGTAAAGGGCGACAAGGTAAAAAGGTCTGACGACATGCGCAAGCTGCTAGCGGACCTATCTAAAACTGCTATCGACCGCCAGAAGACGAGTGCCCAGACAGACCAGATTGCAGAACTTACCCGTCGTATCCGTGACGTGCATAAGCTGTGGGACGAGCTGGCCGAGATTAAGAACGGCCACAAGCTGTATAAAGAGATACGCGCCTACTACAAAGACATGTTCGAAGCAGAGCTGGCGCTACTAGACGGTCGCATTTCTACTATTGCCGGTGAGGCAGAAGCTAAGCGCCTGCGCGACCTACGTGCGGATATGATGCGCGAGGTGATGAACCCAGACGAGGCTAAGAAGAGCGGGGATATATTCTACGACCTCAACTCCGACCTGTTCACTAAAGACTACTTCCCGTTCATGCGTGAAGGTCAATATTATGTGCGTGTAGCAGCGGCCAAAGACGGTACACGGGAGCGGGAGTTCTACCAGTTCTACTCCGCTAAGGACATGCAAGCTGCACAGAAAGCTATAGCTAAGCGCTTAGGTGTGAACCCCGAGGACAGCAGCGTTATAACCATAGGCAATGATATCTCTCAACTGCGGGAGAATATAAAGTCTGACGACCAGATGATGCAGAAGATATTCGACCTAGTGAAAACAGCAAAGGAGGAGTTTGCGGGCACCAAGGGTATCAACGCTGAGAGCTTCAAAGACCTTACGGACAGCATCTACCAGACGTGGTTGCTATCTACGCCGGAACGGTCGGTGCGCCGCCGGTTCATGCACGCCCAAGAAGTAGTAGGCTTCCAGCAGGACCTGCTGCAGCAGTTTGCGTCGCAAGCTAGTAACTATGCTAACCAGCTAAGCAAGTTGGCCTATGCCGGGGACATTCGCCTAAAGATAGAGGAGGCACGGGATAACGTATCTGACCGCGATGCAACCCTACGGGCTAAATACAACTCGGTTATAGACGAGCTTGAGTCGCGTGCAGAGGACGAGATAAACCCAAGCCCGCAGAGTTCGTTCATAAACGTCCTTAACCGTGCGTCATACTTCTACTACCTGACAGCGCCAGCGACAGCTATGCTGCAGCTTACCTCGATACCTATACGTGTGGTGCCGCGCCTGTGGCGTGATTACGGTGTCGCTAAGGGTACGGCGATTTGGTTTAAGTACATGCGGATATGGGACACATTGGGTAAAGCTAAGGTACAGACTACACGTACTGGTCTAGCCGGTGCGGGCGACCAACTTGATGTGTTGATGCCAAACATGCTCAGTTCAAAGCTGGTTAGCTCCGACACACCTCGCGGTAAACTTTTACGTAAGGCTATGGCAGCGGGTATGGAGCGCAACGTGCTTGAGACCGTGCAGGATACCCTAATCCAGAACGAGCGTGAAACGGCCAAGAGGCACCGTACAGGTGTAGCGCGCACAGCGGTGGAGACGGCTGCACTCACAGGTAAGGCTATGGGCGTAATGTTCCAAGGTTTGGAAAACATCTCGCGTCAAGCGGCCTACTTCATGGCGTTTGAGCTGGCGTACGATGCGGAAAAGGCTAAAAATCCTAGCCCCGAAGCCGAAGACCTCGTCTTCGATAAGGCCGTTACAACTGCACTAGACACAGTGCGGGATACACTAGGTGACTACTCCAACTGGGAGCGGTCTAACATTATGAAGAAGGACATAACCCGTGCCCTGTTCCTCTTCAAGATGCACCCCATCCTGCAGACCAAGTTCCTAGTAGGGGCGATGCGCGATATCGGACGTGGATTGTACCCCGGAGCTTCGCCAGAAGCAAAGGCGGCACGTGCAGGTGCTATGAAGGAACTAGGCGGCGTCTTGATGATGGCTGGCGTATTCGGCGGTCTTTTAGGCATGCCCCTATACTCTGTTATGGCGCTGGCATTGTCCGAGAGCTTTGACGAAGAAGACGATGAGGACGTACGCAAGCTTATGGGCCTCGACCCACGTGTGGCATACGACTCCGACATTATGTTCCGTGCATGGATAATGGACAAGTTCGGAGAGCCAATGGTTGGCAACGTGTCAATGGCCGACATTCTTATACACGGTCCACTTGGCGCTTTGTCGAACACCGAACTGTCTAGCCGTACGTCACTTGACCTCAAGAATATGTGGTTCCGCGAAGCGGTTACAGGCGACTCTACTGGGGATACCCTAATAAAAACAGCGCTGGCTAACGTGGCGGGTGGGCAGATGCTAATTCAGATGTTCAACGCAAAGGATAACTTCGCTGAAGGCGACATGTACGGTGCTATAAAGAAGGTAGCCCCGGCGTTTATCCGGTCATGGGTAGCTGCAGAGCAAGGTGAAGCCGAAGGCGTTGTTAGCCGTAAGGGCGACGTTATCATCGACAAGGACGACATCTCCGCACTCGATACGTTACGCACGATATCCGGCTTCCGCCCACTGCGCCTTGCTCGGTGGCAGGACTATTACATTACACGTGGTAAGAACGATAAGAAGATAAAGGCGGAGAAAACCCAGCTGCTATCCACTTTGGATAGGAAGATACGTGAGGGTGAGATTACCTCTAAGGCACAGCTGCAAGAGTTTATCACTGACGAGATTATTCCATTCAACCGCACGTATCCAGACCCTAGCTTTATTATTACCGAAGAGAGCATTATGCGGTCACTCAAGGGTCGTGCAGATGTTCGGGAGCGCACTGTGCAGGGTATGCGGCTTGAGAAGAAGACTGCTGGGAAAGACATCGGCATGGCGGAGATGTTCCGCCCATAAAAAACCCCCGCCGGGGAGTAGCGCCAGCGGGGGTAGTATCAACCAAACGGAAGGAGCATCTTCCGGTGTCATGCATAGTCATATTCGCCAGATACGTAAACCCCTAATACCAGATTTAGGGTCTATTACGCTCCTATATACTACCTTTAGCTTCAGCCTGCGTAGCACAGGGCGTATCTCGCGCTTGGCGGCTTTAGGGTCTAGGCACGGGAAAAAGAGTGACGCGCCCTTGGTAAAGGCGCGCCAGTTTATATCGTAGCTGACCCCAGCTACCTTCACTCTTCGTCGGAGTCCGGCTTCGCGGCAGACACTACGTTATTAAACAGGTCCGTAATGCCACTGAAGTCTGGGTGGTTAGCGTCGAAGATTAGCGACTGCACTGGCACCGTGTTGACTTTCATGCCCTTGGACATACGCTTGTTTTCCGCGTCGAGGTACAGGCCCTTGGCCTTCATAGCGTTAATCGTAGAGCGGTAAGCAATGTTACGTGCACCACAATACTCACGGAACGAGCTAGCAGTTATGTACACCTTAGCTGTGTCAGGCTCGTAGCGTATCATAAGTTCTTGCTTTGGTTCTAGCGCCGGTACTTCCGCCATCTTGCTGCGACGGTCTACCCCATCGTTAACGATAAGAATGTTCCCGAGACGGGCGTTCATAAACTCACCCAGTATCTGCTGGTCGCCTTCAGGTGGTGGGGTCATGGTGTTGCGTAGGTTGAGCACCATCTTGCACGTCCACTTGAAAATGGCAGCGATGTCCCAGTTACACAGGCCCAGATGCAGGGCAATGTAGATGCCCGTTATGTTAGCAGCTGCTGTTGCCGACCAGAAACGCTCACGCTGTGTTAGCTTAAGCTTGGTGTCGATGCGCTGTTGGACCGTAGCATAGAGCGCCTTCACCTCATCATAGTGCGTAATCAGGTACCGTGCGTAGATGTCACCTGCATGCCCGTAGTTCTCGAGCAGCTGGTGGTCGAACATCTTCTTGCCATACTCGATGTCAATCGCGTCAGAATAGTCGATGCTGTATTCGATGATGCGCATGGTTTCACCATCAGGCGAACCCTTATTGATTTCCAGCTTCTCGTAGAACGAGTGGTTAGACGAGCACAGTGCTATGGTCTGCCACGACGTCAGGTTTGCCCGAAGCTCGTTGGCGGACGCCTTCATGCGGTCCTTGCCGGTGCCCTGTGTAATCAGGTAGGCAAGCTCACTCAACTGCTTAGGTTCAGTGTTGGACATTTCGTCGAAGCTGATATGCAGGTTGCAGAACACGCCTATCTTAAACACCTTCGAGTTGAACGTGTCGTCCTTCTTTGCGCATAGCGCCACAGGGTCACCATACACGCTGTTAGCCATCTGTAGGGCTGTCGTCTTACCCGTGCCCGACTTAGGGTGCACCACGTTGATAATCGCCCCACGCTGGCCGGAGAAGCGCAAGAGAGGCGCACCGAAGGCGGTGGCTGCTGCAAACGCATGCCCCTCAAGGCCCGGACGTCCGTACAGGTCGAACACTTCGCGCCACTTATCCAGTGTGCCCTTAGCTGTCATATGCTCCGCTACTACCTTGGTAACGGAAGATGGTGGACTATGGTACGTCCCCTCCGCACTTATCTCACGGTCGCCAATGATAAACTTACTGTCGTTATCGACCCATCCAAATTGATTTCGCATTTGCTCTACCTTCTCGTTATGAAAAAACTGTGCCACTGATTTAACTATGTAATCGACTAGATATGCGTAGTCGGTCTTCGAACTCAACATCACGTGCTTAGAAGCGAGAAGCTTCTTCAGCTCGGTGCCGTCCGCCATCTTGGAATTGTGCACCGTGAACTCTTTGACGCCGTCCTGCGGTGTGTGCAGTCGTATAAGGGCTACGCCACCCTCAACAGGGTCATCCATCCGCTTGGCCACGTAGATGTCGTACGGATACACAAGCGCAACGTCTTCGACGCCTTCTTCCTCGTCCTTCGGTGCAACTTTGCGCCATACGCCCCCATGCTTGCCACGCACGTAGGGGAAGGGAAACTCGGGTATGTGGAACTTTATCGCCCCCAGCTTCGTCTCTTCTATGACTACGTTGTCCTCCGGAGTTGCCTCCTTCAGCTCTTTGCCTAGCGTAATAGGTGAGCGTATCTTGCCAGCGTGTGGACACTTTCCGCATCCGCCGGGATTGTTCTTCTCGAACTCTGCGCAGGTGTGCGGCCCGAGTATGTGTCCTATCTTCTGCTCAACCTTGTCAGGGTCGTAGTCCGGATGGTCTGCAGATAGCTTGTGTATCGCCCTATTACGGTCCTTACAGAACTTTGCGATTGATAACGCCGAAAACCAACGTGGCTCGGATATATGCTCGCGGTCCTCGTAACAGGAGTTAAGCTGTGCGCAGCCTTTGTCCCCACGGTTCATAATCTTGGCGAAGCTGGACTCCATGCTAGCCTGTATGACTTTCGATAACGGGCTAGGTGCGAACACCGGAAGGTCGCCTAGGGGCGACGGCTTAGTCTCTTTAACGCCAAGTATGTCACGTATGTCTACCATGGACGTCGGCTTGCCGACCACCAGAACCTCTACGCGCAGTGGGTCATCACCCTTAAAGTTAAAAGTGCCGGGAATACGCAGGATGCGCGCTGCCTCAAAGCAGCTGTTATCTACACGTAGCCCCTTGATGGCGCAGACTTCTTTCAACCGTGCGCACACTGGCTCCCATTCTTCGCGTGTAACTTCTTCAGTTAGCGGCCAGTATACGTGCAGACCGCGCCCCGAGTTAACCACGATAGGCTTGGGCATACCTACGGTCTTACAGAAGGCACGAAGAGCAGTGAAGCCTTCGTCCTGTGTATCGTAATCCTTCTCTGGTCCGCAGTCTATGTCGAGCCAGAGCGACTTAAGCGCCTTCACGTTCTCTTTCTTGCGGCTCTTACCGTCTGTGTACTTAGCTACACCAAAGAATACGTTCTTACCTTGGTTGAGGAAGGTCTTTGCCCATTCGTCCGCTTCCTCGCGGGTCTCTACTAACTCCTGCTGTTTATTGTCTGGGCTAAGCCCGACGATAGCGTACCAACCCTCTTGAGGCTGCACCGCTGATAAAAGGTCAAATTCCTCCGCCACGCAGACACTACTCCATAGGGCAACTCATAAGCCCACTTCTAAAAGAAAATGCTCCCTGCTCCGTTAGGAGACAGAACTCTCCAGACTTGCCATGTATACAGCTATAAGGGCGGCGGGAGTGCCCTGCGGGACCGAAGTCCCGCAGAACCAATTATATACTGTCTGCCTTGTTACGCCTGTACACTTAGCGACTACGGCTACAGGAATGTCCTGCGCAATGCAGAGCCTACCTAGGCGAACACCCAACTTGTGTTTGCTTGCCTTGGCGTTTGCCTCCTGTATCCGTAAGCTATAACCGCTACTCATTAGTCGTCGTCTTCTTCGTCGTCGCCCCACTGGCTTACTACAGCAGCAATAGTGCCGGTAGGTTCAGCGGTGGCCTTCTTGGATGGACGCTTTACTGGCTCGGGAAGTTCTTCTTCCTCTTCGTCTTCGTCATCAGCGTCTAAGAACGATGGCTTCTTCGCCTTCGGCTCGGCTTGTGCTGCAAGCTTAGCAGGTTCTTCTGCGGCAGCAGCCTTCACGATGTCGAAGCTAATCAGGCGCGTCGTGGCAGCGTTCTCTTGTGCCTCAGTGACGCGCTCCAGCTCTTCTGGGGTGATAAACCGGTCAGCAGTGAAGTTAAGCTCCATAGTCTCTGCGTCGAGGTTATATGCAACCGTGGTTACCACGCGGTCAGGCGCTGCACCGTTTGATACTAGATGGCGGCAGTACTGCTCGAACGGGAGGGTGTTGCCCGTGCCCTTACCGAATAGCGACTTAGCTGGGATGTTGAACTGATACACGTCGCCGGACTCGTCACCGTCTAAGAACAACGCGACCTTGCGGCTGAAGCGACAGGCTTTACCCTTACCGTTCTTACCCGAACCATCTATGTTCTTAGGGCAGCTGGCACAGTTAGACGCCTGACGGTTGGAGGCGGATGCCTCTGGCTTGTCACCTAGGTTAGAGAAGCAGTCAGGTGCAGTGCCCTTAGCGTCGGGGTCGTAGTCACTAGCGTAGAAGCTGCGGCTTGGCTTCTCTAGCATAGCAAGGATGATGGCGTTGAACTCACCACGGATGGCTTTGCCGACCTGCTCACCATTTACGATGCGCTTGAACGTACCGTTGGTGTTGGTGGCGATGCGGTTATAACCGCCCATGCTCGAAGCAATCTGCGCACCCATTTTCGATGGTGGCAGTGCCGATGCGGCTACGGCGTTAGGGTTTTTAAAGATGGTCAAATTAGTCATTGTTTCTCTCACTTGGTTGTTGGTTTGCGAACCGAAAGCACATACTTAGTATCTGCATTGAGGCCGACAGGTAGACTATCGGGGTTCTCCTCTAGGTAATTACGCATGTTGCCATTGTGGATGCGCTGTTCGAGAAGGTGCAGAACGTCCTTCTCCTTAAGAAACTTGTACATGGACTCCCAATCGCTCGTCCAGTAGCGGGTAGCAGCGCGCCTAGTTATCGTACCTTCTTTGGTACGTAGGCTGTCCACGTTCTGTGTGTTGCAGACCTCAAGTAGCTTGGCGCTAACTAGGTCCATCTGCCCCTTAAGCTCTGCAATCTCGGCTTTGTGGGCGTCTTCCTTAGCCTGCACGACATCACGTATCTTGCGATAGACGCGCACAAGCTGGTCTACGGGTAAATCATCCATATGCTTGCTCCTTCTTGGTTGTGATTGTGGTTTGTTATATTGTTAGCTACCACTAATCTTTGACAGTGTCAAATACTATATTTCCATAACTTCCTTATACAAGTCAATAAGTTTTTTGTGGTTGGTGATATTATTCTGGAGCATACTATACAGCCGCTCCTCTACCGGACTGCCCTTGATATGCACGATGGTCATGGCGTTCTTCTGGCCGGGACGGTCGATACGGGCGTTAGCCTGCAAGTATGTTTCCACGCTGGTTACTGGCGCATACCAGATGATTGTGTCCGCTTCCGTTAGGGTCAGACCGTGCGATGCAGCTTGTGGCTGGATAATAAGCACGTGTGGGTCTTTGTTCGTCTGGAACCGCTCGATGATGTCGCTGCGCTTATTCAGTGATACCTTGCCGTTGATGACGCCACACGAGATGCCTTCCTTCTCCAGCCTAGCGCGAAGTATCTCAATAGTGTGCGTGAACGGCACGAAGACCAGCACCTTGTTGCTGGCTTCCTCTATGACTTCGAGTACGACGTTAACCCGGTTAGACACATCGAACTCCAGCACCTCGCCAGTATCCGTATAGACCGCGCCTCCGCTTATCTGCAGCAGCTTGTTTATCTGCGTAGCTGCGTTGACCGCACTGACTTCCTCGCCACCTGTCTCAATCAGCAGCTGGTCCTTGAGCATCTTGTAGTACTTGCTCTGCTGCGTTGTCAGCGGTGCGTCACGCGACACGTGCGTAACTTCGGGTAGGTCCAAGCAGTCTTTCTTTTCGAACCGGATGGCTGGCTGCAGTATGTTATGCACGTACTCAGCTGCGTGTGGTTTCGGTGCCCATTTAAAGTGGGTCACCTTGTGCATGAT